TTCTCCTTTATACATTTGAGTTTGTAGTGGTTCTAATACTGTTGTTCCGGCTTTCTCTGCTATTATCTTTCTTTGTATGCATCTACCTTGTTTCTCTAGGTCACTAAATGTCTTAGTAAACTTATTCCCATCAAATGTTTTAGAAACTGTATTTAATGTTGTGCTTCTATCGGGTATAACTCCTGTTTCTGGAGCTTTTGATAGTTCATCAAATGTTACTGTGTATTTAGTAGCTTCTTCATTATATAGTGTATTTACTTCATCCGATGTTAATGCACGGTTGAATATTCTTACTTGGTCTATTAAAATAATACCACTATCTGAAGCGTTATTTGGGGCTATATCAATATCACGACCGTTGCTCTTACTTTCTGATGCTGGTAGAGAGATGTTTTCTTTCGATACCCCATTTAAAAATAAATGAATATAGTCTTTACCGAAAATAGTACAGATATGTACATAGTTTCCTGCGCTAAATTCGTAATTAGCTGTGAATGTGTCTCCATTATCAGTATCGCTATCTTGGGTTTTACTTCGTGCGCTAGCGTTAAGCGTATTGTCATCTTTACAGTGTATTGCTATAAATTCATCGACACTATTATAAGTGCTTATTAAGTGCTTATTAACACTATTTGCACTTATCCACATACTAACAGTAATTTCTTTATCAGCGTCTATTATACTATCAGGAATACCAGTCTTGATATAACTCTCCCCATCAAACTTAGCACCATCCCCAAACTTACCTGTATCATAAGCTTCTGTACCATCCCAAGTACCATCATAATTTCCACCTAAATCAGTAGCATCTTCATCTAGTTGATATGTTGCAACTGCACTGCCATCACCAAATATATCGTGGGTGTCTATAGTGCCAGCTTCTTCTTTAATCTCTGTAGGTGTAACCTCTGTATCATCAAGTAATACTTTATCTCCAGTTTTCAATAAGCCACTAACTTCATGTGTGCCTACAAACTCAGTTGTTGTTGAACTTGATTTACTTAAAACTACATCTTTACAAAATGTTCTATTTACTGTTTCTTCTAATGCTATACTTACTTTTAAGGTATCATTGAAGAATGCTTTAGTGGGTACTGCTGATTGATTTATTGCTGTTGAGTATTTACTTTCCCTATAAAGTGCATCTACTTCATCTGCTGTTAATGCTCTGTTGAAGATACGTACTTGGTCTATTAGACCAGTAGTTCTGGCATCATCGTTATAGCCAAATATCCTATTATTTGCGTTACCGCTGGTATCTGCTGATATGCCTGATGTACCTAGTGCTTTATTTTCAATTAGTTCGTTATCTATATACAAAGACATAGAAGTACCATCAACTGTTATTACATAATGATGTAATTTGGAAGCATCCACATCGCTACTTATTGTATTCCAATTACCATCACCATCTTTTGCGGCACACCTAACTGAACTTCGTTCATCATTATGCCCTAACATTAAACCTCCTGAGTATAGCAGTATGGCGTTGTTATTATAATTTCCTTCACTATCATTACTAGAAGTACTATACCAAAAACTAAGTGTAATATTACCACCATTATCCGTCACAAAATTACCTAAAGAAGGGTCTATATTGTAAAGAGTGTTTGACTTAGTCCCTACCAAACCATCACCAAACTTACACTCTTCATAACTAGCCTCTCCTTTTTGAGTGCCTATGTCATCATAATTACCACCTAAGTCTGTGGCATCACCATTTAGTTGATATGTTGCAACTGCACTGCCATCATTAAATATGTCGTGGATGTTTGTACTGTCACCAACCGTTACTTCATCTACAACAACTTCATTAATATTGTTATCTTTATCTACAAGAATAAGATTATCATCTTTAACTATTTCAGTAGGTGTTTCTAATGTATCTTTTGTAGTTGTATCAAGGACGCTAATCTTTCTAGACACATAACTAAGTGTAGTGGCACCCTCTTTTACCCAATCAGTATCTGGAGTATCACTACCACCACTTAATGTATCTATTAATCCACTTACATAATCACAGTCTATAGTAAAGTCATTACCTGCTGTACCTATGTCTTTTGCTGTTATAGTCATTACAGTACCATCTACAGTATAATTAAATCCTTCAGGCAAAGCTTCATTTAGTAAATTAGCCACACACTCAGTTGCATTAGTACCTATAGCTACATCATTATCTGCATCTGGTTCATCTCTAAATGTAAACTTGGTACCATTTAAATCTAAGTAATTACCATCACTAGGCATAGCATCTAAATCTATACTGCCACTTGCACAATAACCCATTTCTTGTTCTACTTTATTTTCTATATAAATTGCATTATCTTTAACACTTATCATTTATTTCTCCTTTTAATATCTAAAACCATCGTTAAAACTTTCATTAATTGCAAAATCCGCATTACTTATTGCTTCATCTGCCACAATTGGAACGTAGAATATTGTAAAACTATATTCCCTTGTATTAAGAAACTTTCCAGGCTCTATAACACCCAAAGTAATAACTTCATCTATATTTTCGGTTATATCAACATTACTATAATCCATTATAATTTTATTTCCTTGAATACTTATATTCCCTCCTATTTTAGAGGAAACTGTATAAGTATTAAGAGCACTATAACCTTCGATATTTATAGTATCATAAGAACCTTCATTAATGCCTGTTATGCTTTGCAATTCTGTATTTATAGGCACTATGCTTCTTGCTTCTTGCAGCAACTCAGAATCTAATTCAAATTTGCCTATTTGTTTATCAAGAACTCCTAGTCCCGTTCTTAAAACTCCATTCATATTATTGCTCCAGAACTGAAACTATAACATCAACAGTATCTGTTGCTTGCACTTTAATATTTTCTGAATTAAGAACAACTAATTTTTGCTCTCCGCCGATTGGCACTAACGTACTTCCAGCAGTAATCACTATATCCTTAACAATAAAACTATCTTCGACTTTAACACTTACAGTGGTATCATTTCCGGATGTTGGACAAACAGTTAAACCTATAACTGTACCAACACTTAAATCTGGTGTATAACAAACTGTTTCATCTGTTACGCTATTTGTTTTAGAATTTTTAAATGCCATTTATTTTCTCCTTATCCTAGTGCTATTGCATAAGCAATAACATCTAACTTTAATTTATTTATATCAATAATATTTTGATCAACTCTTGCGATATTATCCACTGAAACATCTACATAACCATACAGTTCTTCAAACTCTATACTATCTCCTTCAGCTATATCACTGGTAAACTTAACACTTCTGTTACTAAATTCTGTATAATCAATTCCTGGAATTAATGCAAGTCCTTCAACTCTAATATTTAGAGATTGACCATTTTTAGTATAATATTGACCATTAGGAATCTGTACTTCAGTGCCTGCTGCAATATTTTCTTGAGTGACAAGATGTTCTCTTAATTTAACTCTGTTTGTTCCTATAAAACCTTCTTCTTTATATAAAATACCAAAAGATTTAATTTCTGTATCATCTTCCAAGGCAGTAAATTTTATTTTAAGGTTATCAAATCCATTAGGAACTTTAACATAACCGTCTTCGGGAACTTCTAACCAATCAGTTCCATCATTTAATGTATAATCAATTCTACAAGCTCCTGCAATATTGCTTGATATCAAAAATGAATATTGAGTGCCATCTTCGGCTTGTATTGTGTTATTTGGGGTTTCTATACTATAAGTGTCTTTTAATATATAAGAAGTATTTAGTGAAGAATAAACAACATTATTTGCATCACCTCCATCATTTTTTGTCATGGTATTTAATTCAGAAAATACATCAAAATAACAATTACTAAAAGGACTGTTATTTAAAAGAAATTGATATTCTAAATCTTCATCATTTGATGAAGTAGGAGATTTATCTATATCTATTATAATTTCTGTGCTTGAATTAGCCATACCAATTTTTATAGCACCAGGATATGATTCTCTTTGTATTGCTCCAGGCACAGTGGCACTTAGATAATAGTATGAACCTGTAACCAAATCCGTAAAACCATCTTTAATGCCTGTGTATAAAATAGAATTTCTTGTTCCTGTGCTAAGAACTCCCATGACATTCTCTGCTTCAGTGCCATCAACAATGGCTTTATTTACATCTCCATTTGATGCTATATATACAAAATCACCATCATCAGCATTAATTGTAGCATCACTAGAAAGTTCAGTTGAGCTTGAACCACTACCAGAACCACCACTAGAATTAATAAGTAATTCTGTATCAGATAATGCTGTACCAACTGCGATAGCGCCATTATATTTTGCGGTTGTTAATTTGCCTGCATCAGTATCACTTAAATAATATGTCTTTCCCACTTCTAAATCTGTGAAAGCACTTATACCATTAAATACTATAACATCAACATCATCAATATTTTCCCATCTACCTACGACCTTATCCTTGATATCATCTCCACCAAGAGCTAAGTCATATTTTCCGTCTGTTCTCTTATATACGAAGTCTCCAACGCTAACATTTGAAGTATCAATATCATCGCTATCAACAGTAAATCCGCTATTGCCTGACAGAACTTCAAAAGATTTATTGTCAATCTTTTGTACTAATTCTTTTAATGCTCTATTGAATACTATGGCATTGGCTTTTTCGCCAGGTTCTATCCATGTCAATTCATCTATTAGTTTTGCCATTTCTTAAATCTCCTATTTTATTATTCTATAACTATTTATAAAAGATATTTCCAATTACCACAATCATATATTTTATATTTTAATTTATGTTTTTGGGTTTTTTCCTTTATTTCCAAATTATTCCCATTAACCCAGAAATAATTTGGATCAGTCTTTCCTGATTTTTTGCCCAATTTTGAATATATATTTTCTTTATATGAATACCTTCTATCAGCAAAAGTAATTATGTCCTCTTTAAATATACTTTTAATGTGTTTTAGTAATTTACTAAAACCTCCTATCACAATACAATTTAATTTGGTAGCATTTCTCTTTAATTCAATGTATTTATCTTTACTTTTATGACTTCTTTTTAATGTCATTAACTGCACCAATTTATTTTCATAGTATAAACCATACCTTATTGTTGCATCATCTTTCCCTTGTATACAATTTTCTTCAAGAAATTTATTTGAAATTTTTGATGATACTTTCTTTGTGATACATTTTCTGGCATATATTCTGTCTTCTATTTGTCCTATTTTCAATTTTATGATACTTTTTACAATATCATTTTTATCCTTCCATTCATTACTAAAAATATGAATAAGCTGTATATCATTTTCTTCACATATTTTTGTTTTATTTATGTGATATTCTTTATCTTTGAATTTTGAGCTGTGCCAGTATACGCCATTATATTCGATTGCTAACTTTATATCCGGGAAATATAAATCTAATTCTAAACCTAAATGTCTATCATTCCTAATGATTTCAAAATCATATATTGATTTTGCATATTCATATACTTCTGTTTCCTCACTTGAAACTCCCATCCATTCAATTTTCTTACAATTACACAATACCTTGTTATAAAAATCACTTTTGAATATATCATTGCATCTTAAACACCTAAAAGTGTGTTTATGTTTTGTATTAACATATTCCTCCAATAATTCCACTTCACTTTCTTTTAGTATCAAAGGTAATTTTCTCTTTATAAATGAATTTTTACTGCTAATGTGCCTCTTATCCGTGGTATTTTTATTTGAACAAGATACAGAACAATAACTATTGTACTTCAAATCCTTTTTGGCAAATTTAGTTTTATTGTTGCATTCAGGGTTAATGCAGATAGGCACAGAATGTATATCATTTTCAATGCAATATACCTTTTCCTTATTTGATTTTGTGAATACAAAATCTTGTATCAAATTCAACCATTGAATAAATTCTTTTGATGAGTATATACCTTTAATGGAATATTTTTCTCTCATTTGTGATATGATACTTAAGTCATCTTTCGAATAATCAATTTTTATTTCTTCTTGTTTGTATCCTAATCTCAGATTAATAAATTCTTTATCCTGGGGTTCAATTTTATTTAAGTAGCAATATATATTTTCTAGGAGATTATCTGTTTTTTTAATTAGATTTTTTCTTTTATAAACTTCTTCTTTGAATTTTTTATAAGATGAATTTATTGAATAATGCAAATTATTGTCTAGGCATTTAGCCAAAAAAATATCAAAATCTTCTATTTTGCATAACTCAATAAATAATCTATCTTTCTTTGTATTGCATGTGCATTTTCTTGGTTTCTTATTTTTCTTATCAAAATCAAATGGCTTTTTGCAGTAATCGCATATTTGATTTTGATTCAATACAACATGCTTATATACTTGCTCCAATGTACTAAAATCTAGGTAATCCTTTAACTTTTTAATATCTCTCCATCTTTTAATTTTTAGTTTTTTATGATATATGTCATACACAATTGATTGTGCATCCATATCCTTAACTTTATCTTGAATATTTAATATAAGGGATTTTTCTTGAGTATCTCTTGAGCATATAACCGAACATGATATAGAACAAAAATCCTTATAGCCTGATTTGAAATCTTGGAATTTAGGGGCTTTTATGTTTTTACAATTAGGATTCTTGCACTTAGGAAGTATATTATTAACAAAACAATAGACTTTTTCTTTATGAGATATATCTAACTTTATCTCATCTTCTATGTAATTGTATATGTCTTTATTTTTTGTTTGTGAATACCTAAGGGTTTTGCCTTTTAAGTATTCTTTTTTAATATCTTCTACACTGTACAATGTAATCCTTTATATAAATTATATTTTAGTATTTTTTACTTAATTTAAAAAATGATAGACCACGTAATAACAAATTTTACAGTGTCTTCTTTGACTCTAGCAGGGAAAGTCTTCATAGAAAAAATATCTTGTCCAGCATAAAGTGCTGCCTCTGTATAGGCAACGACAGCGCCCTCTCCCACCTTATTACCAGCAAAATCAGGAATAGTAATTGTGTAAGTACAAGTTCTATCATTCACAAGCCTTTGAACTTCACATTCCTGTGTTTCATCAGAACCTGTTATTCTACCTACTGCATTTTGATCATCTTTAAGTGATGTGTCACTTTGCACATCAAAAGAAATTTCATATGAAAAATTTTCTTTATCATTTGCATCATTATATGCAGAATCTTCTGCAAATAACTTTGTTCTTGATGATATAAATTCATCATTAGCGCCAACTTTTTTATAATCTAAGATATCAGTACCATTATGACCTTTATTACCTAAAACAAATTTGTCAATAGGCACTCCTTGTGTATACCCACCAACCAATTCTGCCATATTTGAACGCGCTTTATCCATTATAAGATTTTTGTCGGTATATTCTTCTATACTTCCATCTTTTTTATACATCTTGATCTTAAATTCGCCTTGAAAATCAATTTTGTCTTTTAGTATCATTACAATCTCCTTTTGTTTTTATTTATATTTACTCTATTGCTGATAGGTTATTATCTTCTAGTAATACTCCATCTCTATATACACCAAATTCAAATTCTTCATATTTTGAATAATCCAACAAACCTTCTTCATTCACATCAGTCCATGATATCCTATAATTTTCATATTCGTAACTATGCAATAAAATATATTCGATTGCCCAATTACCACCATCAATTTCATATTCTGAGTCAGTTTCTAAAATTTCTATGCCACCTGGTGACCAATAATTATAATTATATTTCTTATCTCCCAATATTATATCAGCGTGCATTTTTTCATATTCTGAGTCATCTAAAATGCCTAAATCATTTTCCGTTATCCAAGATTCTTTATAATGTTCACTTTCATATTCTCTATGTAACATGAACCCTATGGCCCAATCACCATCACCAATCTCTTTATTGGAATCGAATACAAGAGCTCCTGTTTCCCATGAATTACTCCACTCTTTTATATCATTAAGATATATTACTGTAGAATTATCATCAAGGAATTCATGAACATAATCATTATATTCATAATTATAAAGGGCATTAAAAACCTCTTCCGACAAATTAAGGTTTACATTAGATACTATATCATAACTGATAAATACATCAAAATTTTCCCATGCTATATATTCACCATTACCTTGTAATCTTATAACACCCAAGTAATCTTCCGATAGTGTTTTTATGCCTGATATAAGATTATCTTCTTTTGTTTGATTATCTGGGATATATCCTGTACCAAACCCTTCAGGTAATGTACTACTTCCTTTATTTCCAGCCCACTCAAGATTCTGTCTTATAAATGTCTGCACAGGAGTTGTACTGCCTATTAAATTAAGACTCTCTTCTGCTTCAGGAGTATAAAAACTTTCCCATCTAGGTCCTGATGGATTATTAGGATTAAAACCCAAATCCCTGAGATGAAGTTCACCCCAATTTATTCTCCAATCAGTGTCTTCATCTATTTCTATATTTTTGTCAATAAAATATCCCGGATCATCTATCGAAATGTCAGGACTACTTCTATAAGGGCTATATTGTTTCGGTATATTTCCTATAGCGAGTCTGGCAAAATTCTCATTGGTATCATAGAGATTAAACTCTTGAATAGTATGATCATGAGTGGCATATAAATCTTTATATGGGTCTCTTCCTTCTGATATTGCTATATCATACTCTGATTGAGGGATACTAATATTAGTCACATCGGTTTCAAGACCAAGGGAATGAGGTCTTACAGATTCAACATACTCAGAAACATCTTTAGTGCTTACTTTATATGTATATGTGGCTTTATAAGTTAATAAACAATTTGAACCCATATCCTTGACAATTCTACCATTATATGAAGATGAACTATCTAAAATATCTTGTCTTGTAAAAGTTTTTGTTTCAAAGAATTTTATATCATCAGAAACAACTTTATCCATTAAATATAATTTAGCATTATTCCATTTATCTTCAAAATCTCCTCTAACCTTAAATTGAACTTCAATGTATTCTTTGTCTATAATAGTATATTCTTTAAAATCTATACTTTCGATTACTTCGAATGTTTCATCTAATAAGGTTCTTTGAACCTTATTAATAGTCAATATACCATTTTGCTCTTGAATAAGTCTAATGTCATCTATTTCAAGATATTGTATTTCGCCTGTAAGTTCTCCTGTATTAATATCTCTTAATATCTTTACACTTTGTCTATCATATAAAACTACAGTGCCATTAAAATCTTTTAATAATCTTAACCCATCTCCCTCTGATCCGTCAAGAGGGTTATAGTCTATTATTATTTGTTCTTGTTTATCTTGGTTCTCAGATATTAAGAAGTTTTTGACTGTTCCATATATTTTTGAATTTACTATTTCTTGTTGATTAATGGCTGCTTCATTTGAACCATAGCAAGTTAATAAAGTTTCTCCAAGAGTTTTGATTTCCTCTAAACCAAAATAATCTTCCATAGTAAAGAAAAGAAGTCTAATAAAGTTCCAGTTAAACCCAACAGGATGGGCAAGAGGAACTATGGTCTTTTGAAATACTTCTTTATATAGTGATGTTTCTACTGTATATTCATAAGGGGTTCTGGGATTTTCTTTGGTTCCTTCAATAAGGTTAAAGAATTTATCTGTATTAATCGCTTGAATACCGGCTTTATTAATAATGTCATAAACAAAAAAGAATCCACTCCTTGTGCCTTTTTTGGTCTTAAATGACTTTGAGGCATTAAGGTATTGTGAATCAATAGATTTATCAATATCGGCCACTATTTTAAGATTATCTGTGGATATATTTAAAGATTCATATACGCCCTTAAATTTATTATATATTTCCTCTGAGTCACCAATTTCCTCAAATGTTTGAAAAATCTCCTGAAGATGAATCTTAAAAATTTCTCGTCTTACACTATCAAACCTCACATTAGCTGTTTCTTCGTATTTCTTAATTAAGAAGTCAGTATCTGATAAATTTAGGGGATTTTCTAATATATCAACAAAATCTTCAAAAGAGGAATTATAGAGTTTTAATAACTTATATATTGTCTCATTATCTTTAAGATTTTGAGGTGTAATATTATCAAATTGTAATTCAGTCTCAGTCATTATATTCCTCTTTTTTATTTTTATTTATATTTATTGAATAGAGGAAAAGCCTAGGAAATAAATTCTATAGACTTTAATCTTGAAAATACATTTCTTCTTGAGTTAATATTTTCTTTTTTGGGATTTATATTCATTGTTCTTGTTTTGTCGGTGAAATATTTTCTAGGCAACGGACAAGTCCTAATACTATACAATTCGGTGCCATCATTACTTTTCAATATAGTAGGTTCTATATTATCAGTATATGGTTTTTTAATATTCTTAAAAGATGCTTCTTCAGTTTCTTTTATTTCTAGTGTTTCTGTTTTGTTTCCGTCTGCATCTAAAATATAATCTCCTGTATCAGGATCTACCTTGTAGTATATAAGTTTACCTAAATCACCTGTTGCATATAAAACCAAATTACCATTAACATCATGAGTTTTCTCATCATTAATCATTTCTTGGGTAACAACAGATTGCGCATCTATATGCCAATAATTATGTGTATTTAACTCAAGTCTTATAATATTTTGTGTTCTATGAATCCAGTAACTGCCAACCTTAAATCTCTCTGTATTTTTATCGTTAAAATTCTTTGTGTAGATGATATTTATTTCAATAACCTCAGAATAAGCATTTGCCAATACAGTTTCCAAGTCGCCATTTATATCATGTGATATAAATGTCCCATCATCCAATTCCATATAAAGCATATCTCCAGGAATTATAAATCCTGATGTATTACAGTTTGTAATATTATCGACAATCATTCTTCCCCTTTGGGTGACAATATTGTTTACAATTGTGCTTTCCTCGAACAAATCTTCAATAGGATAACCAATAGGCATAACAAACTTCCAATTATCATTGTCGCCAACCAAACCAAGAGAATTGTCGTTATCTGTTAAATCATTCATAGTATTATTAATAAATGTTCCTTTATCTGGTTCATAAAGACTGTCATATAAATCAACACTAAATTTGGTATTAACAGAAATACCATAATCATCTCCTATTTTTTCATCCATATACCTAATCATACTTGAAGAATAAAAAGAAGCATCAAACTTTTCTATTTCTCTTACAAAATATTGTCTAACATTCTCAAATATTTCTGCATTTGTTTCGTCAACAGTTTGACCAAATTTATATTTTAGAACCTTAACTTCAACTTTATAATCCATATATATTGGTTTTACATAATTTAATTGTAAAGTAATAATCTTATAGTTATCTAAAAGGTTAAATAGAACATTTTGATCAGTCTTATTAGCTTCCAAATCATACCTATCTTTTCCTGTAATTTGATAATAAGATGTAAAAAATAATTCAGGATTATCTATATTTTTGAGAATGTATTTAGTGCCTTCTTTATTATAACTAATAGGTCTTGAATAAGGAATAAAACTAAAAAATATGTTTCCCGGTATTGTGTTGGGAGTTTCTTCTTCCCCGCCCCATATTTGAGCACTTTGAATAAACTGTTGTGCTTCACAAATTGTTTTGTAATCATTTTTTGTTACTGCCCTATTTGCTGTATTACTAAATAATGGTGCCGTTTCTCTAATATCATCGGTTGTTTGAACATCTGTGCCTTCAATATGAAGTACAATAGGAGTTAAAGTATCTTCTAAATAATATTTGGCCTCAAAATTTTTATCATCAACAGGAGAAATTAGTTCATTTGTTGCTCCACCTGGTCCTTTGGATTTTAGAACATTTAATTTTGCTATCATGTCCAATGACAATGGGGTACCTGTACCTGCATATTTGGTGTAAATATTAATATAATCTTCATAATCTACATCAGATAGAGCAACAAAAGATTTGTCTCCTGCTTCAGTTTTCTCTGCAAGCAGATAATCTCTTCTATTCCAAGGTATGTCATATTCAATTGAACCATCTTCAAGTAATCTTGTCATATACAACTCAATACCATCATTCTCTATATCATCATTTTGTACAGTAAAATGACCTACCTTAACCATATCCTCATTAATATTCACTGTTAACTGAGGATTAATGTATACAGGAGAAGGAATAGGAAGATTCTTATCTTTTGCCTCTTGAATAGCATCAATAGAATCTTCTGTTTGGTCATTCCACCTTTGTATAAAACCTTCTTTTACAATAATTTCTAATTCATTCTTTACGCTTGTTCTCTCTATACTTGAAAACACTAAGCTTTTGTCGAATTCTTTATATCCCATTAATTCCTTTGTTCTTTCATCCAAAATTTCTTCAGATGAACTAAACCTTGTTTTCCTAAAAGGTGTTTTAATCCTTTGATTAATGGCCAAAGGAGTTGCTCCTTCGACACTAACATAAGGATTATGAAAAGCTTGTCCAGCAGTTCTACCAGAATCTATTTCTTCCTGAGTAGCTTCTGCTATATTAAAATATAATACATTAGTTTCTGTATTAAATGAAGTAGCATAAAAACCACTCCAACCTTCAGGATTTGTATAACTATAATCATTTTCATTATTCAAAGTTTCTCCACGATGGTCTGAGAAAAATAATCTTTTTGCCAAATAACCATCATTATCATAGATATAATTATAATTCATTTTTGCTGTAAAATCTGTAATGTCCTTTATATAAGAGTAATTAACTGTTACAATTCCTTGCTCAATTTTAACATAATAATCATAATCTATTTCTGCTGTATAATCATCATAAATATCAGTAGCATCACCGTTATCGTCGAGTAATTGAACCGAATTATTATTAAAACTAAAATTTGTGCTTGCAATAACTATCTTATTGCCATCTCCATCTGTTAATATTACAGAGTTAGTAATTTTATTTGTATCGTGAGTTAAAGTAATTAAACCATCAGTGATACCTAAATCTTTATCAACAATATTATTAACTTGAGCAGGAATAGTAATTTTATTTTCATCATCATCGACAATCAAATCCGTTAAAGAAATTTCATATGTTTTTTCTTCTCTTACTATAGACAATGATCTCAAACTACCATCAATCATGTCATGAGCTGTAACCAATGAACTTTTATGTGTTATATTATCCTCAACAGTTAAATAATATGGAGTAGAATTATCAGTCCCTGTATATTCTTCTTGAACATCCAATTTATCGCCGGGAATAATTATATTTCTATCCTGAATATCAAGAGTTAATAAAGAAACCACTATATCTTCCGTGCCATCTGTTAATGTCAGTGATTCTAAAGCATTTATTGGATATTCTGTATCTGTTTCAAGGCTAAATCCTGTGCCATTTTCTACCAATGAAGAATCAGGATGAGTAATCATAGTGGAATAAGGAAATACCTGCTCATCTTCTAATGTCATCTGAACCTTAAAAGTTTTTGTTGTTAAATCTGTAACAAAAGTATCAATAACACCAACCTTAATAAAGTTCCTATATCCATTTGTTCTAGTGCCATCTGTAACATATATTTCCTGTCCTAGTTGAGAATAAATTGGCAATTCTTTGCCGTCAAGGACTTCCAAAAGAAACCTAGGATCGCCCACAGGCTCTCTATTAAGTATTTTACAAACTTGTCCCTCTTCAGTAATTATAAAGTTTCCTTTTGAGAGATTATTGCTAAAATATACATCAACCAACCCATTATTGTATTCGTTACCTAAAAGTTTTAGGTATGAATATGTCCCGTAAACATCAAGGACACTCTCACCGAGATAAACATAATTATTGCCATTACTACTAAAATTAGTATATTTATTTAGTGTTACCTCACCTGATTTTAAAACTTTTAATTTTATTTTATATTGGTAAGATATTCTTCTTTTATGAGAATATCCCATCTGTCTGGCGTGTTTAATAACATTTCTTCTATCTTGAGCCTGAGATATAAACATCTCATTTAGCCCAAATGTGAAATTGGTATTATTTATTACAGTGGAATATGCAAGCAGATTAATCAGTTGAGAAATACTTGATCCTTCATATTCGGCATCAGTTAATCCAAATTCTTCGATTGCTTTCAGTTTAAGATCATTTTTTATCTCATCTAATTCATATGGTACTACCTCTAACATTAGTTTCCTCCTATTTTATTGTATTTATAACTTTGCTGAGTAGATATATTCTCTTTCTGGGTTATCAGGTTCATTCACTAATTCAAAAGTTATTTTAATATATATTCTATTATAGTCCAAATCTTCAATTACATTTATGTCAATCAAATTAATCCTAGGTTCCCACCTACCTAATGCGTATTGCACTTCTTCTTTGATCATGTGAGTTGTTAGTAAATCTATTTGTTCAAATAGGTACTTATCCATACCACACCCAAATTCAGGATGACCAGGCACCGAACCTATTGGTGTTGCTAAAATATTCCCTATTGATGCCATTACAGCATCCGCACCTTTTAATCGTTCTTTATTTAATTTTGGTGCTATATCAGTATAATTCATTTATTTTCTCCTAGAATAGTGTGTTCACTATGTCATTTCTTGATGTTATCATTGACCTAACAATAGACATAAAAGGGTTCTTATTATCTTCTATTTTTTGTGATTTTAATTTTTCTGAAGCTGCCTTTGCTATTGCTTTTTTATCTCTAAGGTATTGATAATACCTTCTTTCAATTTCGTAGCATTGTCTTGACTGTTCTTTAGTAAGGGTCCTAAAAAATTTAATGAATGTAATTCTGCCGCTATTTAAGTCAATCGGCATAATAAATTCAGTATGCTTATCTTCGTCATACCATAAAAAATCATCTGTCAAAATCTTATCGGCTATCGGCTTACAGTTAGTCTGAATACACTTAGTCATATCTTTCCAATTTTTATAATCTTGAATGTATTCTGTATTCTGTAAATATTTATATAGAGCATCAATTTGTTCAAATAAAGCTAAATCGGTTGGGTCAATGACTTGTTTCATAGAATTAGCAAGAACTTTATTGGCCGAATTAACAAGTGTGTTTAAGGAGCCCGTAAAAGAATTAAGTGCTGAATTAAGGTAATCATTTGCATCAGAAGTTAAATTATTCGTCATTCCTATTGCAGCATTAAATGGGTCAAGGATATCCTTCATTAAATCAGGGCCTTTTGTTGATAATTTTCCTGTTAAGGTATCAGATAAACACTGAGGAATATCTCTTATTTTTGGGGATGATATTTTTGATATACCTAAATCAATATTGAAACCTTCCAATTCAAGTGCCTGAATTGGCGGATTTTCTGTTCCTAGCATGGCTTCTAACATAGGTATAATAGAATCCATTATCACTTCACCGCCAAAATGAGAACTCCTAAGCTTTAGGGTTAGTGTTGTGTGTTTTACGGAAGCCTCTATACACGCTGTACCTGTGGCAAAATTTTCAAAATCCACAACATCTGGCACCTTTGGCGTGCTGGGAACAGGTATTGAGTTTTTTATATTATCTAAAGGATTATTCCCATTCAACAAATCAGTAATTCCCATATTATCCTCTTTTAATATTATTTATAAATAACTAAATTCAATTAATTCAAAAGGATGTATTGTGACGGGTACAATTTATAAACACACAAATAAAATCAACGGAAAAGCATATGTAGGTCAAACAACAAAAAGCACGGAAGAAAGACTAAAAGGTCATATAAAAACTGCTGAAAGTGGTTCGTGTTCAAAATTTCATAAAGCAATTAGAAAATATGGCATAGAAAATTTTAAGTCAGAAATTTTAGAAGAAAATATAATTTTATTTTCTCCTTTAAATGAAAATAAAAAAGATAATTCACTCGATAAAAAAGAAATATTTTATATAGAAAAATATAACACGTTTAAAGAAGGATATAACGGAAATAAAGGTGGGAGAAGTCAATTGGGTTTTAAGCATTCAGAAAATACCAAAAAACTATTAAGCAAAAAAGCAAAAATTCAGATGAAATATGGAATCTCTGAAGAAACAAGAAAGAAAATTTCGATCAACACCAAAAAAGGATTCACAGAAGAAGGAAGAAAGAAAAAATCCAGAACCACAAAAGAAAACTGGAAAAAGAAAGAATACATAGAAAAAATGAAAAAAAGAAAATTACCGGTTAAAATTAAGAAAATATTTAACGAAGAAGGTGAGTTAATGTTTATATCGGAAGGTTCATTTTCAAAATTTTGTGATGATCACGATTTACCCTATAAAGCATTAAGGGTTTCTTCATACAATAATGGTAAACCAATATATAAACATGGCTTTAGATCCTTATCTCAAGTCAAAAAAGAATGGTTAAAATATAAAGGATGGTTTTGTTTAAATGCTTAATTCAAGTTTATGACTCCTGCTTTAATAGTAATTTTAGGCCCACCATCTGTACTTTGTCCAGCTGAATATTTTTCCGAAACTGCGCCTGTAACCTTCTCGTCTTTGGTGCTTTTATAAATTTGCTCTACTTTTCCTTTGATGGTCTCTTTGTGGTCACCACCAATTAGTATAGTTTCTTTGGCATCATATTTTGTTTCCACATCTGCTTGAACCGTTATTCTTTGGTTCATTTTGGTGAGTCTATGATAATCTTTATTTATGATTTCATAGTGATTGCCAACTGTTTTAGCTTGATAATCTCCTTTATCCTGAATCTCCCAATATGTTCCGGATTTATGAAAAAAATGAATTCTCTCATTTCCTTTTGTGCTATCATATTCTATTATACTTTGACCTTTTGTTTCAAAAACTATATTATCTGGATATTTTGCTTTTGAAGATGCTTCAAGAATTTCGTTCCAAGTTCCGCCTGTGCTTGTGGATATCCCCTTATCTTTATTGGCGTCCCTGATTTTTTTGATAGGTGTTTCGACAAACTTTCTATTTGCAGCAAGCCTATTTATATCTGGTTCATTGAGCTTCTCTTTTATTGGATATTTTTTATCAGGATCATAAAAACCTCCATTGGCCTTTGAAGCACCTGGTCCTTGTTTTGTGGACACTGAATAAATTATACCTGCTATGATGGGCCTATTCCAATCGCCGCCATCAAAGAAAACCCAAACCCATGTTCCTTTTAATGGCACAGAGGATACACCAAAACCTGACATACCACCACCAAAACCTGTACTGACCATAAGTTCAGCCCAAGGAAGCTCGTTGGTTGGTACGCCTTTATTTTTGCCGGTTCTTTTTGCATTCTGAGGATGAATACCCAAAATTCTTACTCTACATCTTCCTAAAGTTCCTCCGGCTTCTTTGGAATCATCATTGTCTTCAACGACAGCCCTATAAAAAACATTTTGTGAAGGGCTGATATTGTGTAGATGGTCTGAATTATCAAATAGCATTTATGTCTCCTTATTTTGCAAATTTGGCACGCACAAGTACCAATCGCATTACATAATCTGGAGGGGTAATAAAATCGGTAATTTCCATTATCAACCACTCTCCATTTAGATTAGATTCTGGTTCAGTATTTTTTGAGTAATTTACCAAATCCAATTCTACTATATCGCCAATATTTGTGTCGAATTTTCCTGGGACCAAAATTTCTAATTCTAAAGTTTTATAAACATTTTTACCCCACATAAATTCTGTTGCTTCCTTAATATTATAATCAGATTTATAAAAATGTTTATCTCCTGTGCTTGGAAGTTTAGCGTCCTTCATACCTTTAGAAGATATTTTACCTAAAGCATCCTCAAAATCTGCCTTTTCCCATTTTGGGTCCTTTTTTGTGACATCAAAACTAGCAACCTTCCCGTTTGGCAAAAATGCATTGGTTTCAACAACCTTGCCAAAATTTGCCTTATATTCATAGATTTTGCGTCTATACGAAGCATTCGGAGTGTTATACCTAAATTTATCTCCTTTTTTTGGGAGGCTAAATATTTTTTTGAGAGGCTGTATAACATATTCATCCCTTGTTTGGTACCACATTACATTATTATTCCTCGCCAGCCAATGTGTTACAACATTAAAAGGGACATGCAATGGCATAACAAAATTTTTATGTTTTGGTAAACCTGAGGCAAAATTTTTCTTTTTGTCTGTTAGTAATGTTTTAAGAGTCTCATCATGATTGATAATCTCAACCATATCAGCTTTTTTCCATGACATTTCATTATACATCTGCATTGCTTTAACAGTAACAACATCCATGATAAGGAGTTTGACAACAGGTTTTCCTGATTGAACTCTCGTGTATTGAACATCTGTAATTTTAAATTTTTGCTTTGAAACGGCATCATCAAAATCTGTCATTGCCATAACAACCTCTTCATTGCCTCGAATAGGCAAGTTTTCTATAAGGTTACTAAAATCGTCAAAAGATATCTCACCTATAACCTTAAAATTATTCATATTCCATTTCATTCTTATACTCAGAATTTGTGTATTGGTTAATTTCACGCCACCAATACTTACGGAAAAATCCTTGAGTTGATTTGATTGTAATCCTAATTCGTATCCCATATTGTTTTTGCCTTATATCAAAATATTTTTATTAATTTTAGATTCTTCTTTGATTTTCTCCAATTCTGAAGTCAATTCAGCTAAATCATCGGAAGCAATATATTTAATGTATCTATATTTTTCATTTTTTTCTATTTCTATATTAAGAATATTATCATATTTTTCTTTTATAACTTCATCATTGATTTTTATTGATAATAATTTTCCTTTTTCTTTCCATTTTAATAATTCTCTATCTGCTCTGTTAAGCACTATATCATGATTCACAGGAAGTTCATTCATGCTTCTCATACCATTTAGCACTAAAAGTATATCCCAATAATCAGTGCTTTCATATAATTCAAAAGAAATGGCTTCAAGCAAAGTATCATCTTGCACTTTCATGTTCCTTATATAATCTGCACCAAAATATTTGTTAGGTATATCAGGCAATATATTCAATGTGGTGGTATTTTTTACTAAAGAATCGGCAAATTCGATATTTTCAAATACTAAATATTTATTTTTCATTAATTTCATTATATCTTCCAATCCTCTCTGTATTTTATGCCAAATTCTTTAAAATTCAGTTGTAAATTTATGTGTTTTGGCATTAAGTCAAAAGTAGTAGAAGCATAACCTTGAGCAAAATAATTTATTGTGTAACTAACCAGTGCCATATCATTAAAATTCATTGCCGCCTGAATAACAGGATTACCAAAAATAATTGTCCATATATAAGGCTGTTTCAATAAGCCCACTTTTCCTTTACCTATTCTGTCAGGGGCAGCCCATTTTTTAAGACTTGCTAACAATAAAGCCACTGATGCAGATTCTGCCATACTCTGAGGAATAATCTCCCATTCCCCCGACCAGGATCTGGCATCAGTGCCTTGGTATATATTTGTTTTGAGAGGGTCTAAGACCATTCCAACTTGTCCCATTGCATCTTTGCCAACTTGTGAGCCTTCTAATACATTATTGATCTTCGACATAACGGGGTCCTCTGAACCATAAGTATGAGTCACAGAATCATTTAATCCACCATTCGGGAATCCTAATACAAAGCCTCCTTTTGGGACAGATGTATGCCATGCTTTCTCCCATGCC